AGGGCGAACGCTAACACGGCAAAATTTAATATATCGCCTTACCGTACAGTATTTACTGTAATGGAGTTAGAATCATGATAGATATTATTACAGCAATCGTTGCTTTAGATTCTACCGCTAGAGTTTCCGTGCATGGTGAAGAGGTTATTTGGCACGATGGTAATCCAAACGAGATTACTGCAGAGCAGATCGCAGCTAAGCAGGTAGAGTTACAAACCGCATACGATAACGATCACACTCACAAGCGATTAGCTGAATATCCATCAATCGATGAATTAACTGTCGCTCTCTGGGAAGGGGTTGTGGAAGAACGCATGTCTGCAGTGACAGACTTAGAGATCAAGCGTCAGGCAGTAAAAGTTAAGTATCCTAAGTAATGGTTACAGTAACAGACAGCGCAATGGATAAAGTTGCGGACCTGTTAGAGAGTCAACCAAGCATGGTAGGTGTACGCGTTTACGTTCATGGAGGGGGTTGTAGTGGAATGAAGCACAGCATGACTTTTGCTGATGCTAAAGAAGAGCGAGACATTGAACTCGCATCTAATCTTTACATAGATCCAGTGGCAATGCAATTCATGGATGGCGCTACAATAGACTACGATGGAGAAGCTATGAATCCGACCTTCCAGTTCATTGATGTGTTTAAGTCTCAGGGTGGTTCAGGCGCATGCGGTGGCTGTGGAGCTGCCGGTGGATCAGCGTATGGTTAATATAAAAATTAGAGGATCGTATTTTGGCACTAACTAAAGTTTCAAGCGACATGGTGAGTCCTGACCCGACCAATGCATCTAATCTGAGCAGTGGTGATGTTCCATTGGCTCAGTTAGGTAATGCTCCGTCTACAGATACTACAACCCTCGAAGATGATGTTGCCCTGCTAGGCTTCAAGGTTGCTGCTAATGGGTCTTTCGGAAAATACAATCTAGTAGACCAGACTATAGATGCTTATGAAGACACTACTGGGGTTAATGCGGGGGATTCTACGAACGCTGGTAGAAACATCAACAACTATTATAGCGGTGGGATTGTCACCTCTCCCACTGGCGGAACAGAAACCACTTACGAATCTGAGGGTACCACATATAGTGTTAATACTTTTTTAACTTCTGACGATTTTGTCGTGGCGTCAACTGTTAGTGTGGATGCTATTATTGTTGGTGGTGGTGGGCAAGGTGGGGCGCTTACTGGCGGAACTGGTGTTTACGGTTTTGGTGGCGGAGGTGGCGGTGCTGTCTTACATAGAACAGGTTACAGTGTAACAGCGGCCACTTATGCAATAGTAATTGGTGATGGCGGTGACGCAACATCGGGTAATCCAGAATCTGGTTCAGACAGTACAGGCTTTAGTGTGTCAGCTACAGGTGGCGGCGGAGGCAATACAACCGCTGAGGGTTCAAATGGCCAAGCTGGTGCTAATGGTGGCGGTGCGGGGTATTCAAATTCTGGCGGCACTGGTACGGCTCCTACAGCATCTGGTTGGACGGTATATGCGGGAAATAACGGTTCTGCTGGTTATAACGGTTTAGCCCACGGCGGAGGCGGAGGCGGTGGCGCAGCAGCGGTTGGTACTGCTGGAACAGCAACTAATGGTGGGGCCGGTGGCGCAGGAAAGCAAATAGCCATAGGTAATACAAATTATTATTGGGGTGCTGGTGGTGCTGGTAGTGTTGCGTATACGGGTACTGCTGGCGTTGCTGGAATTGGTGGTTCTGGTGGTGCCGGTGGCGATAGTGGCCCATCAGTTGCATCTGCTGGTGATTCAGGCAATTCGATAAATCCCGGTACTACTGGAATAGTATCTACTTCTGCAAACGGTGGCGATGCTGGTGCTAATACTGGATCAGGCGGTGGTGGTAAATACGGTGACGGAGGGACTGGGATTGTTATTATTCAATCTGTACAAAGCGTTACTGCGAACAATATGATTCTTACCTCTGCAACAACGGCAGCAGAAACAGCGCCAACCAAAGGCGACATCGTGATGACATACACCAATCAAGGGGCGGCGGCGAGTCTAAATGTTGATCTTACGGCTGAGATCAGCGCGGATGGTGGAAGCACATGGACTGTTCTTACGTTAGCTTCAGAGGGAAGTACAGGAGCGCATAAGATAGTGACGGCACATAACGTAACAATTGGCACCGTAACCGCTCCGTATAACATGGCTTACAGAATAAAAACGTTTGATCAAAGCGCATCAAAAGAAACAAGAATACAAGCAGTATCTTTAGGATGGAGTTAAAATGGCATATCTAGGAAACGCACCGGAATTTGCAAACTTCCCATCAAAGTTCTTTTCAGGAAACTCAGTATTAACTGATTTCACTTTAAATAACGTCCCCCCTAATGACGCTTCTTTATTGGTTTTTATAGATGGTGTGAGGCAAGACACAAGCGCATATGATGTAAGCGGAACAACTCTTACTTTTACCGTTGCTCCTCCTACTGCAACTAATAATATACAGGTCGTTCAACTTGGTTTGCTTAGAGATGTTGCAACTCCGGGTGATGATACCGTTAAGGTTGCTCAGTTAGACACAGATAGTGCGGGAACAACGGGTCAATTCTTAAAGAAGTCTAGTTCTACTAATATTGATTGGGATGCTGTAACAGTAGGGGCAATCACGACTGAAGGCGACTACTTCTACAATTACAATACTATATCATCTAACTTAACAACTACAGTAGCAACTTCTAAGGCCGCATTCGTTGCTGGTCCAATTACTATCGCTGACACATATACGTGGACAATCAGCGGTGAACTAACAATGATCTGAGGACAACATTATGGCAGCAACACTTTCATTAGACACAATCACCAGTTCTGGTTCTGGTATCACTATCGATGCTACTAAGACATTCACAGTTAATGGTACTTTGCTTACTACTGGTTCTACAAATGTTCTCCACAAAACTGGTGACTATCCAATTGTAACGGGTGATGTTGCCAGCAAATCAGAATTAGTTATTACTGCTACGACAGCGGGACCACGCAATATAACATTGCCGGGGCTGGCTGTCGCAGGAGCGACAACTTGCGTGATAACTATTATGGTTTCGGTTGATGCAACAGGCACTAATAGTCTTCGTGTCCAAGAAGGAACTACAGAGGTTTGGACTGGTTACCAAAAAGGTGATTTCGTGAGACTCTGTATAAGTGATGGGGCATGGATGGTTCTTGATCACAAAGAAACATACTATGACCACATGTACCTTTCCGCAGACTTAACTGTTGCAGCATCCGCCACTACAAAATTGACTGGTTGGACATCTATAAAAAGCTCTGGAAACGGTTGGGATAACACCAATAATAAACTCACAACGCCAACAGATATGAATGGTTACTGGACTCTCAGTTACAATCTTGCAATGAATGGTGCTCAACCCTCAAATGTTCCCGTGATAAAGATAGCCGGAACAGATATATCAAACTATACAAAGTCTGCGGCCGCTGGGAACGGGTATGAGTCAGGACAAAATGGTGTAACAGGTACCTATTACGCTACGTCGACGCAAGATGTGGAATTCTATTCTTTCTGTATACAGAACAATACTAGTTACCCCGCTGGTCAGGTTGTTGCTGGTGCAGCTGCTCAATGGACGCACTTCACCGCTCAGTTTAACAGGGTTTACTAATGGCAAAGCATAGTAAACCAGCATCAGTTGATGCGGATGACTTTGGTTTTGCTTTGCATCTTATTAATTCAGATGCGGTAGGCGAGATCATGCAGACTGGTGTATATGGAACTCCTAGTCTTGAATTAGTCTGCGAGTGGGATGATGATAAAGGTGCATTCCCAACCGCTGATGAAATGAATGCAGCGGTAGTGAAAGGTAATTGGGAGCGTGTTCGCAAAGAGAGAAACGAACTCCTTGCTGAAACAGACTTCTATGCTCTAGCTGACGTACCAATGTCTGCTGATATGAGAAAATATCGTCAAGCATTGCGTGATGTTCCAGCAAGCGTGGAGGATTCTAAAGACGTAGTTTGGCCTGAGAAACCCTAATGGCATTAGGCATTTGGAATGTAAGCTGGGATTCCACAGAGGCTGCTGTTCAGTGGGATGCGGCTGTAGGAACTTGGGGTGATTCTGGTTGGTATCTTAGTGGAACTGTAACTTTTACTGGTTATGCT